TTGTGTGAAGGTGCCTATGCCATCCGTAATTATACGATCCGCCCGTCGCGTCGTAATACATACCGATATACGAATGATTGTGACTGTCGTAACGGTCATAATACGGCGTTCCGCTTGTGCGTCCGCTGTTTCCTGTGTATCGCGTCGTTCCGCCCAAAGCTGAATACCCGGTATAGATTTGTGAAGCGCCGTTTTGCGTAGACGTGACAGTCGTACCGCCGCCGGACGTTGACGTTGCCGTACCGCCGCCGCCGGAAGCCGACGTTGCCGTACCGCCGCCGCCGGAAGCCGACGTTGCCGTACCGCCGCCGCCGCCCGCGCTTGTGACGGTCGTTCCGCCGCCGCTGGACGACGTGACGGTCGTTCCGCCGCCGGACGACGAAGTAATGCTTGACGATCCGCCGCCGCTTGTCGCGCGTGAATAAGAGCGAAACGGCGAAAGGTTTATTTTGACCTTTACGCCGTTCACGATCCGCATTTCTGCGGGGATATAGAAATTTAACCTTGCTTTTACGGTTTCCGTCGCGTTCGCCTGTACGCTCTGCGCGTAAATCTGTGTCGCGCCCTGCGAATACACTTGTTCGATTCGCTGCCGATCCGCAAGATCGGCAATCGTCGAAGCAACGTCAACGGCCTTCGTGGAAAGCGTCAACGACATATTGCCCGGTATATCGTGATTGCGCGTGATTCCGGTAATGTATGTGTTCGTGTTATCCTCTGTAAGCCGTGTGATCCGGCCTAATTCGGCGCGATCCAGATTATCGGAAGTCAGCTTGTACAAGTCCGCAACTTCAAACGCCCGTGTTATTTTCGGCTCTTGCAGTTCCGCAAGGATCGCTTGCCCCCGCTCTTTCAGACTTTGCGCGTCCTCGAAGCGACGGTCGACGAATATTCGCGTAATCAAGCCGTATTCGTTGATCTTCGCTTGCGGCGCAAGCAGATACGGAACGCCGCCGTTCGCGTCGGCAATGGTAAGTTGATTAACGCCTTCGCCGTATCCCAAACAGTAAAGGCGCGTGCAAATATCCGTCCCGCCTTGCTCCTCCTCCATCGAAAGCAAGTTCTTTCCCGCTCTGATATAGAATTGTGGCGTACCCGCCGGATTGATCTTTTTCAGCGAAAGCCGCCACGGGAAAACGCTTGTGTCAAACTTCCAGATATACGGATCGGTAAAGCGATTCGGAATTGAAAACAGGGCGGCAAGCAAATTTTCATTTTCCCATGCGTATTCAAATTGACGGTTGAAATCGCATTCGTCAAGCACCCATCTTTGAACGGTCTGTTTCGATAGAACGTAATTGATAACGTCCGCCGTGTAAACGCCCGTGTTGCCGACGACGTGTTGACCGAATAACACGTCGTCGGTCAGCGTTGCGACGACGTGTTCGCAATCGTAAATCTTTACGGTTACGTCGGCTTTGCTCTTGCGCGGCGTTAATATCCGGTAAAGCTGCCCGCCGTCAAGCTGGACATAATGAAAGTGTTTGCAAAACGCCGTTTTCGGATCGTCCCCCGGCATGGAAAATTGAAGCTTGTTTACCGCGTTGATCTCTTCGGTTTCGATCCTGTCAAAGCTGTTTTGCAAGATCGCCGTTTTCAAACGCTGCAAATCAAAGACTTCAAGCATTTATAAATACCTCTCTGTGTAAAGCATGGATATTTTGACGTTCGCCCCGTATGGGCGGAAGGTGATCTTGTCGACGGCGCGGGAAAGGAATACCCAATCGCCGGAATGCTTGTCGATAGCGTTTTCCGCGTTCAAAAGAACGTTGTAATTGTCGCTGTCAATGACAAGCTTTCCGCCCGCCGGGATTTGCAAAGAAATCTTCAGTGTCAGCGTGTCGAAGATCGCCGTTGCGATAAGGCAATTCAACGTTTCGTCGCAATAGATTTCCGACGCTGTATAGCTTGCGCCCAGCGCGGTGATCTGCTCGACAAGCCCGGTCATGTCCGGATTGATATAGATATCTTCGCCCAGCGCGGCGCGCTGATTGATGATCCCTTGCAGCGTTCCGACGATAAAATGATTGATTGATAGCTTGATCTGCGCGCGGATACTGTCGGACAGATTTTCCGAAACGATGTAATCCGCCCGAAGCTTTACCAGCGCGGACAGCGTATCGCCGCCGGACGTTGAAGCGTCGATCAGCGCCCCCGCGATAACGGCGGCGTTCACGTCGCCGGATTGCTTTTCCTGTAAATGGACGTTCTGCCCGAAGTCCACAAGCGCCAACAATGCCGACGCGAAATCGTCGCGGTATTCTATATCCGTAACGTCGGCGGACGGCAAATTGAAGCGCTTTATATTGAATTTGCCGTGATTGAACATATCAGTTCACCGCCAATACAAGCCCCGCCGCCGGAATGTTAAGCAGAAGGCCGGATCGCATATACTTTGCGGGGGATTTCTGCTTTTTGAAAACGGGATTGCCGCCGGAAGCGGCGGACATAATGACGGTGTACGCCCACGTCCCCCAATCGCCCGTTGCACGCGCCGACTGTACGGCGGCGTTGTTCTTGATCTCCATATAGTTCGTGCCGCTCTGCGCGGACGGGGAAGTAAAGGTCAGCGGAAGCCGCGCGTATGCGTTCCCGGATAGTTCCGTTCCGCTTTCGTCCGGATCGCCGTTGTACAACGCCAAATGCGGCGTAACGCCCGCGCAGTTCGTCCCCCGAAGGATATTCAAAATCTGCGTCTTGAACCAATCGGAGAAATCGCCGGAAAGCCACCATTTCGCTTCATTCGCGACAATGACGGGCGCTTCCTGTGCTTCGATTGTCTGCGCTTCGGAAAGTTCGCCGTACACAAGCATATTTCCGGAAGTCAGCGCGTCGAAGATTCCGATATGCGTTACCGTTCCGGCGGCGGTGGGCGCTGTCGGGAAAGTGATTTCGGCGGAATTCTTGATCCCGATGCCGCCTTCCATGCTTTCGGGCGCGTCGAAGGCGATAGCGCGGCGGGCGTATCCGGTGTATGAAATCTCTGTGCCGCCCCCAGCTTCGCCGGGATTTGTCAGAAACAAGCCGACGTAAACCGTCGACGGCGCGCCCGCGCGAACGCCGTTCAACACGTTCAAGATCATTGTTTCAAAATAGTTCGTCGCGTACATTAGTAATTCTCCCTTCGTGTTCTGATTGTGATTTGTACTGTTGCCGTTGCGCTGCTTCCGTTGTTTGCGATTTCAATTCGCGTCGGCGTTTCCGCTGTCCCGGCGTATTCCGGAATGTAAACGCCGTTCGACGGGATTTCGACGTTTACCGTCGCGCCGTATGCGAACGGATCACAAATAAAGGTCAGCGGGAAATATGTTCCGATCCCGCCGACCTTTTCGATTTCCGCCGCGTCGTAAATGCGACCGATATAATACTTGTCCGGCTCATCCCAAAAGACAATCCGGTTTTTGAATGAAAGCAGATATGCGATTTCCCGTTTATCTGCCTCCGTCAATTCTTTAATCGTGTCGCACTCGACAAGATACGATATTTCGTCGTAATACTTCGCGCCGAAATCATAAGCGCCTGATTTTTCCGGGATAATCAATTTCCGTTCCCGAAGCGGCGGTTTCAAAAGCCTGTGCCGTTTTCGGATACGAAAACCGTATGCCGTGAACATATCCACGCTTCCGAATTCAAAAGAAAATTTATGCAAACTGCAAAACCCCCTTGTAACGAAGTTCGGACGCAAGTTCGGACGCAAGTTCGCGCCCGTACTGCTTTGCGGCGGCGACGTTCTCGACGCTGCCGTTAATGTTTATCACGATCCCGCCTAAAGACGTACTATTGTTCACGGTGGAATTGTTCGTTACGGCGGCGGCAAGCTTCCTTTCTTCCGCGTTCAAGCGGTTTTTGATCCGCTGAAACTCTTTCGGCGTTTCTACGTCGAAGCCTTCGCCAATGCCCGCCGCCATCATTTTACCGACTTCATCCCGGAATTTCCGCGACGGGGACGCAATGCCAAGCGCATTTTTCGCGCTCTGAAGAAGTCTTTGCGCCAAGCTGGAAACTTGACCCGTTAGCCAGCTCCACCCGCTCGACAAGCCGTTCCATACGCCCATGACGATATTGTATCCGACGTTGAAGAAATCGGAGAACGCGCCCGTAATCGTCGAAACGATGCCTTGCACAAGGTTTTGAACAAAGCTTTTAATTTCTCCGATTATCTCCGCGCCGCGATCCACAAGCTTTGTGAAAAGTCCCCGGCCAGCTTCGGCGATTGTCGGCCACGCCTGTTTTACCGCGTCAACAATGCTTGTTATGATCGTCGGTATAGATTTCACGATTGCCGCGATAATCGCCGGAAGGTTTTTGACAAGGGCAATAAACAACTGCACGCCCGCGTCAACAATAATCGGAATAAGCGTCGAAAGCTTGTCCGTTATTGCTGTAATGATTTGCGGCAAGGCTTCCAAAATCTTTTCAATGATCCCCGGCAAATCCTCGATCAGCGCGCCGAAAAGGTCGATGCCGAAGCCGACCAAATCCGGAAGAAGGGAAGTCAAGCCGGAAATCAGTTCCGTAATGATCGACGCGGCTGTTTCCAGAATGCCCGGAAGCGCTGACATAATACCATCGACAAGGGATTGAAATAGATCGGCTCCAAGCTGTAGCAAATCCGGGATCATCGGTTGAATTGCCTGTATCATTCCCGTAACGGCTTGCGGTAAAGATTGCGTCAGATT